ATGATTGCACTTATAACTCAAGAAAAAATTATACTTTAAATCATTTAATTGAAAGAATCAAAATCTATAATGAAGAAAATTTTAACTATGAAATAATTACCGTACAACTAAAAACATGATTGAAGAAGATTTTTACGCAACAGTAAAATTAAAATCAGGGGAAGAAATCTTTGCCAAAGTAGCAGCTTCAGAAGAAGAAGATAGAACTCTATTAATTATATCAAATCCAATTACAGTCAATGAAATTAAAGGTAGAACAGGAGTAGTTGGATATAAACTAGAACCTTGGCTTAAAACAACCAAAGAGGATATGTTTATTATCAATCTAGAAGATGTTCTCACTTTATCCGAATCTTCTGATGTTGAAATGATTATGATGTATCAAACATTTGTACGTCAAACCAATAAGAATGGTTCAAAACATTCAAAGATAAACAGAAGAATGGGTTACATCGCTAATGTCAATGATGCTAAAGAGATACTTGAAAAACTCTTTAAGAATAGCTAAACCCTGACCTTCAAACCCAACAAAGGTATTCTATCTGCATTTCAATACCTTGTCAAGCATATGCATAAGTGCTATAATTCATACATATTATGAGTTAACCTAATGATAACCACAGCAGTTATGACCAAAAGAAAGAGGTCAGAGCACTACGTAAACAACAAAGAGTTTCTTGCAGCACTGATCAAATACCGTGAAGACAAAGAGATTGCACTGATTCAAGGAAAACCAAAACCTCCTATTCCTCGCTACATTGGAGAGTGTTTCTTGAAGATCGCCAATCACCTCTCTTTTAAACCAAACTTCGTGAACTATATGTTCAAGGAAGATATGATTTCTGATGGGATTGAAAATTGTGTGCAGTATATTCACAATTTCAACCCTGAAAAGTCCCAAAATCCTTTTGCATACTTCACTCAAATCATTCACTACGCTTTTCTTCGTCGTATTCAAAGAGAGAAGCGTCAACTAGAAATTAAAAACAAAATTCTTGAACGTTCTGGATTTTCTGAGGTATTTGCGGACGATAACACTATTGACGGCGGGAACTATTCCGATTATAATTCTATTAAGGATGGAGTTCACAGTAAGTTAAGATACTAATGTCTGGTAAAAAAGGAACCATACCTTGGAATAAAGGCAAAAAAGGCTTACAGAAGCACTCTCAAGAAACAAGAGAGAAAATGAGTGAAAACAATATTGGAAAAAACAATCCAATGTTTGGAATAGAACCTTGGAATAAGGGAAAGAAAATTGGGCCAAGAAATGAGGAGACAAAGAAAAAAATGTCTCAGACTTGTAAAGATAAAAGAGGATATGATTTATCCGAGTTCAGAAAGTTTAGAGGAAAAGTTAATTATCTTACAGAACAAATATATAATGAAAATAAAGATATCATAAATCCAGATAATCTACCAAGATCTGTGGCGGGAGTAAATGGTGGATATCAAATAGATCATATTCAATCTGTAAAGGAATGTTTTGACAAAGGAATGTCTCCAGAGTATTGTAGAATAGAAAATCTTCAAATGCTTCCTTGGGAGGAAAATCGAAAGAAATGGAAATAGCAATAATAACCGACACTCATTTTGGTGCTCGTAAAAACTCTAAACTATTTCATGATTACTTTGAGAAATTTTATAAAGAAGTATTCTTCCCCACTTTAGATGAGAGAAAAATTAAACATGTAGTACACATGGGTGATTGTTTTGATAGTAGAAAAGGCATTGATTTTGCTGCTCTAAGGTGGGCTAAAAAAGTATTTTTCGATGAACTCTCAAAAAGAGATATTGAAGTTCACTTAATCTCTGGAAATCATGACTGCTATTATAAAAATACAAACAGTGTAAACTCTGTTGACTTATTATTGAAGGAGTACTACAATGTTAAAGTATATTCAAAAGCAACAGAAACTACTATTGCCGGATTGAATGTTCTTTTGTGTCCTTGGATAAATCAAGAAAATGAAGAAGAAACTCTTAAACTCGTTGAAAATACTTCTTGCGAGGTGTCGTTGGGGCATTTTGAATTCCAAGGATTTAGAGTTAATAAACAAATCGTCATGGAGCATGGTCTGGAGAGCAAACTATTTGGCAAGTTCACCAGGGTCTACTCGGGACACTATCACACTCGATCGACTGATGGAACAGTCTTCTATCTAGGTAATCCTTATGAGATTTATTGGACTGATGTAGGTGATACTCGCGGATTTACTATCTTTGATACTGAAACAATAACTCACGAACCAGTGAATAATCCTTATAGAATGTTTTATAACATTTACTATGAGGATACTAACTATCAAACATTTGATGCGCGTGAGTATGAAAACAAAATTGTAAAAGTTGTTGTTCGCAAAAAAACAGACACTAAAAAGTTTGAAAAGTTTATTGATAAACTTTATGCATCCAATATTGCAGAACTTAAGATTATCGAAAACTTTGATATTCAAGAACCTGTAGAATTTGAAGCATTTGAAAGCGAAGACACTATTTCTATCTTGAATAGATATATTCAGGAGGCAGAAATTAATCTTGATAAATCTGTCATTCAGAAGATGATGCAAGAAATATATCAAGAAGCATGTGAATTAGTTTAAATGTTTATTCTAACAATTAATGGCAGAGAAACCGAAGGTGCATATTCCGTGGTTGATGATGAAGGAGAAAATATTCTTTATCTCTTCCAAGAGGAAGATGATGCCACTCGATATGCTATGATGTTAGAAGACGATGGATATCCCGAAATGCATGTAATTGAAATTGAAGACGAAGTGATGATAAAAACTTGCGAGATACATGGATATCAATATACAATTATTACCCCAGATGATATCGTAATTCCCCCAGACATTGATCATGATTTTATTTAAAAAAATTCGATGGCGTAATTTTCTCTCAACTGGTCAGCACGAAACTGAAGTTAATTTTACAGAAAATAAAACCAATTTAATCGTTGGTACAAATGGGGCAGGTAAGAGTACTGTTCTTGATGCTCTAACTTTTTCTTTGTTTGGGAAACCATTTCGCAAGATTAATAAACCGCAACTTATCAATTCTGTAAACGAAAAAGATTGTAGAGTTGAGGTTGAATTCTCTATTGGAAATACTGAATGGAAAGTTGTAAGGGGAATTAAACCAACACTTTTTGAAATCTGGAGAAATGATACTGCCCTAGATCAATCTTCTGCTGCTTTAGATCAACAAAAATGGTTAGAGCAAAATGTTCTTAAAATGAATTATAAAACTTTTACTCAGATCGTGATACTGGGTTCTAGCACCTTTGTTCCTTTTATGCAACTCTCTGCTGCTCATCGTAGAGAAGTGATTGAAGATCTTCTTGACATTAAAATCTTTTCTTCAATGAATAGTGTAATTAAGGAAAAGATTCGACAGGTAAAGGAAGACATTAAAGTTCTTGAGTTAAAGAAAGAATCTCTTCTTGATAAGGTCAAGATGCAACAAAGTTTTATTGAGGAACTTGAAAATCGAGGAAAGAAAGATATTGACGATAAAAATGTTTCTATTATGTCTTTGTCTGAGGAAATCGGTCATTTGATGGAAGATAATACTTCTTTGGAAGAACCTCTTTATGAGTACATTAGAGAGCAAGATAAGTTGGTTGGATATGCGGAGAAACTTCGCAAACTTGGAAACTTAAAGGGTAAGATTTCTCAAAAAGTATCTACCATTACTAAAGAACACAAGTTTTTTACAGAGAATACTGTTTGCCCTACCTGTACACAATCAATTGAAGAGACCTTTAGAATAAATAGAATTAACGACGCTCAATCTAAAGCAAAGGAGTTGCAATCTGGTTATAAAGAACTGGAGGAGGCAATTAAAGAGGAAGAAGAGCGAGAGCGTCAATTCACTACTCTATCGAAGGAGATCTCAAAACTAACTAATGGCATTTCTCAAAACAATATTAAGATTAACGGATTACAAAGACAAATCCGAAATCTTGAAAAGGAAATTCAAGTTCTTACCGAGAACCTTGCAAACAGAAATACTGAACATGGGAAGTTAGAATCCTTCAAAGACAATTTAAAAATTACATACGACGAACTCGTTTCTAAAAAAGACACAATCAACTATTACGATTTTTCGTATAGTCTGCTCAAAGACGGTGGAGTAAAATCCAAAATCATCAAGAAGTATCTGCCTCTTATCAATCAGCAGGTTAATCGCTATCTGCAAATGATGGACTTCTATATTAACTTTACTCTTGATGAGGAATTTAACGAAACCGTCCAGTCACCAATTCACGAAGATTTCTCATATGCTTCCTTTAGTGAGGGCGAGAAAATGAGAATTGATCTTGCACTTCTGTTTACTTGGAGAGAAGTTGCGAGAGTCAAAAATTCAGTGAATACAAATCTTTTAATTATGGACGAGGTGTTTGATTCTTCTCTTGATGGATTTGGAACAGAAGAATTTCTTAAGATTATTCGTTATGTGATTAAGGATGCAAATATTTTTGTTATTTCCCATAAGACAGGATTAGAGGACAGATTTGAATCTGTCATTCGATTTGAAAAGGTTAAAGGTTTTTCTCGTATGATAATCTGAGTTATCTAAGAAAAATGCAAATACCAAACTGGAAGCACCATTCTAAGAAAGAACAAAAACGAAAACTTAAACCGCAAGCACTTCGACAAGCAAAAGCGCGAAGACAAGCACTCAAGAAGCGTCTCAATTCTAGAGACGCTTCTTTTTTTATAAATAACTAAAAAAGTATTTGCAACAAATGGAACCAAAAGAATTAGTTGGTCTTTATGAAGCTTACCAACAGGTTTATGAACCACAAGAACTCGTTGAAGAAGTAGAAATCGCAACTGAATATTTCTATGAAATGGGTTTAAATGAAAATGGAATTGATATTCTTATTGAAGAACTTGGAGAAGAAGAATTTGTGAATTGGGTTTATGATATTGCTGAAGAATATACTCTGAGTGAGGCAACACAAACACGTCTTCAAAAAATGGCGGCCAATAAAGGTAAGATTGTGATTGGTCCAAAAGGTAGTAGACCACAAAGCACTACTAAAGCAGCCATTCAAAAAATGGGTGGAACCACAAAAAGAATTGGTTCTTCGCAGAGACTTGGATCAACTATCAGTGGTAAGAGACCAAAAGCAGCTTCTACTGCATTATCTCAACAAACACCTTCGCCATCAACTCCACAACAAACTAGGACCGGAATTGCTGGAAGACTTGGTGCAGCTCTTGGTAATGTAGTTAAAAGAGCAAAAAGCGATATTGAACTGGTAAGAAAAACTGGAAAAACTGTAGGAAAAGCTGTTGGAACTGGAATTGAAGGTTTAAATACTGCTAGTGATACTAGACTTGCTAGACAGGCAAGAGTTATGGCTAAAAAAGGATTAAAGAGACAGCAAAGGGCAATTGATACTCTTGCTCCTGTTGTGGGTGGAGCTCTTGGTAGAGCAGCCGCTCAAGTACCTGCTATTAGAGATACTTACAAAGCAGGGCAAAGACTTGGTAGAGCACTGAATCGTGAGGAATATGCCTATATTCTTGAGCATCTTCTTGATGAAGGATATGCAAATAGCATTGAAAATGCTGAAAAGATTGCACTGAACATGAGTGAAGAGTGGAAAAATTCTATTCTTGAGGATTGAGTCCACTTTTTAAACTGTCTACTGGGAGGTCTTAGGACCTCCTTTTTTTGTATAATTGTTTTGTACGAAAAAAATTCAATGGTAGTCTCTCACGAAATCAAGTCTCAACTAGCTAAACTGCTTGCTACTGAAGATCTTGTGGTGGAGCACAAAAAGGTTTCCACTGCCTGCTTCAATGTCCATACTCGTGTTCTGACTCTGCCTCTATGGGAAAAAGCAAGTGGACTTGTATATGACCTTCTAGTGGGTCATGAAGTAGGTCATGCGCTTTTTACTCCAGATGAAGATTGGACAGAGACTGTAAAGGTTCCTCCGCAGTTTGTAAATGTAGTTGAGGATGCTCGTATTGAGAAGTTGATGAAGCGTAAGTATGCTGGACTTGCTAAGACTTTCTTCAATGGATATAAAGAACTGAACGAGGAAGATTTCTTCCAAGTTGCTGATGATGATATTTCTGCATTTAATCTTGCTGATCGTGCGAATCTTTACTTCAAGATTGGTAATTTTATCTCTCTGAATTTTAAACCTGAGGAGCAAGAAATCATCAATTTGATTGGTGCTTGTGAAAGTTTTGCTGATGCCTTGATTGCCGCAGAAGAACTTTATAAGTATTGTAAGAAAGAAACTGAACAACAGCAGAAAGTTTCTGACTTTGATTCTCACGAGATTCAAGGAAACTCGCAGTCTCCTGCAAGTAATTTTGTGGAAACCAATGACTCCTCTTCTGAGCAAGAAGGCGAGAGTGATAACTCTTCCGAGAAAAAGACTTCTGAGTCTTATGGTGGCACTGCTCAAGGTGAGGAAACACCTGTAAAATCCTCTGGAGAAAAAGAAGAACCTGAAGTTCGTACTGCAGAATCTCTTGAAGATAAGATTCGCGATCTTGTTGGGAATGATGGATATGAGAATGTTTATGTTGAGGTTCCTCAAGTAAATCTTGGAACCGTGATTGGTAAGAATACTGAAGTTCATAAAGATATTGACACTTCATTTTCTCATCAACAGAAACTCCACAATGAACATTGTAAAGATAATGGATGGACTCCAGCAAATCTTTATAAAGAGTCTGACACCGAATTTAAAAAGTTCAAGTCTTCTGCCCAAAAAGAAGTTAACTATCTGGTAAAAGAGTTTGAGTGTCGCAAGGCAGCAGATCAATATGCACGCGCATCAATTGCTCTTACAGGAATTCTTGACACTGCTCGTCTTCACACTTACAAATACAATGAAGACCTTTTCAAAAAAGTATCTGTAATTCCTGATGGAAAAAATCATGGTCTAGTATTTGTACTGGACTGGAGTGGTTCTATGTGCGAAGTGATGCTTGATACTTGTAAGCAACTCTTTAACCTTGTTTGGTTCTGCAAGAAAGTATCTATTCCTTTTGAAGTTTATGCTTTCACTAATGAATGGCGTCGTGGTGAATATGATTATGAAAATGATCGATATCTTGCTGCAGACCGTACTCCTCATTATCAGAAGAAAGATGGTCTTTTGGTTGTAGATGAAACTTTTTCCATGATGAATATTCTTACCAGTAAAGTTTCTGGTAGCGTGCTTGAACATCAAATGCTTAATATTTGGCGTCTTGCTTATTGTTTTGGTAGGACTTATAGTTCCCCATACACTTACTCCAATCGTCTTTCTCTTTCTGGAACTCCTTTGAATGAAGCACTAATTACTCTTCATCAGATTCTTCCCAAGTTCCAAAAAGAAAACAAATTGCAGAAAGTTCAATGTATTGTCTTGACCGATGGTGAAGCAAATCAACTTGTTTATCATAAAGAAGTCAAACGTCAATGGGAAAATAAACCATTTCTTGGAACTGGATATGTTGATCCCATGAATACATTTATTCGTGATCGTAAGTTGGGAACAACTTATAAGATTGGATATGGATATCATGAATTCACCGACGTTCTTCTTAGGAATTTAAAAGATAAGTTTTCTTCTATGAATTTTATTGGTATTCGTGTTCTAGAAAGCCGTAACTTTAGTCGATTTGTGCAAATGTATCATTCTCAACTCGATAAAGATTATGAGAAAATCCAAAGCGATTGGAAGAAATTGAAGAGTTTCACTATCACTAAGTCTGGTTATGATGCATACTTTGGAATGTCTTCAACTGCGCTTTCTCAAAATACTGAGTTTGAAGTTGAAGATGGTGCAACAAAATCTCAAATTAGATCCGCTTTTGTAAAATCTTTGAAAACTAAAAAGCTAAATAAAAAAGTTCTTGGTGAATTTATTTCCTTGGTTGCCTGAAGATCAAATGGTCCAATTTTTGAACTGACCACTGGGGTCCCAAGTGGGACCCTTTTCCTCTTATAATGACTATGTTGAAACAAAACAAACAAATGGCACTCTCCTCTGACTACATCCGCACTTCCCTGCAGAACCTGTATGGAAACACAATCACGGGCGCTGATATTCGTGCTTGGTGTAATCTGAACGATGCTAACTATCAAACTGTAACCAAAAAACTTGATCAATTTAAAGTTGGTCGTGGCAAATGGAATCTTGAAGTGACACAACAAAAAGTAGAAGAAATCGAACGTACTTATCAAGCACCCTCGGTGGTCCCTCCTATCGAACAAAATCTTATTCCCGAAAAAGATGATACCTTCGTCAAGTTTGGTAACTTTAGTGATATTTACAAGATTATTAAGTCTCGTCTTTTTTATCCTACGTTCATTACGGGTCTTTCAGGTAACGGTAAAACGTTCTCTGTAGAGCAAGCATGTGCTCAACTCAAGCGAGAGATGATTCGCGTCAATATCACCATTGAAACTGATGAAGATGATTTGATCGGTGGTTTTCGTCTCGTTGATGGTAATACTGCTTGGCATAATGGACCTGTGATTGAAGCACTTGAACGTGGTGCAATCCTCCTGCTTGATGAAATTGACCTTGCTTCTAACAAGATTCTTTGTCTTCAATCTATTCTGGAAGGTAAAGGAGTGTTCCTCAAGAAGATTGGTCGTTGGGTGAAACCTGCTGCTGGTTTTAATGTGATTGCTACCGCAAATACCAAAGGTAAGGGTAGTGATGATGGTCGCTTCATTGGCACCAACGTGCTTAATGAAGCATTCCTAGAGCGTTTTCCTGTGACCTTTGAGCAGTCTTATCCTGGTGCTGCAACCGAGCAGAAGATCCTTGAAGGCGTTGCTCTCGATCTTGGTGTGGAGGATCGTGAGTTCTGCAAGCGCCTTGTGGATTGGGCAGATGTGATCCGTAAAACTTTCTATGATGGTGGCATTGAAGAAATCATCAGCACTCGTCGTCTGGTTCATATTATTCGTGCTTATAGCATCTTTAACGATAAGGCAAAAGCAATTCAAGTTTGCACCAATCGTTTTGACGACGAAACCAAGCAAGCATTCCTTGAATTGTATGATAAAGTTGATGCCGACTTTAAAATGCCTTCTGAAGAGTCCATTGACACATATCAGTCTGTTTGATATAATTGGGGAAGGTAAAAAAGTGCCTTCCCTCTTTTTGTCCTTTACTGTAAAATGCAATGCCTGAAAACTTTGAGAGCACTTATGAAAGTTCAATTCCTAATCAAGATTTCTGGAAAAATGACGGTATTAGTCTAACTGGAAATCCTTGCCCTTCTCCTGATATGTTTTCCCTAGGTTCTAGACTTCCTGGTGGACTTGGGGAAGATCATATTACATTTAATTCACCCTCTACATTCAATTTGACTGTGACCGAAGATACAAACAAAAACGGTTTTTGGAAATACAATGAAGATAAAATCCTAAAACAACTTGAAGAGTATATTGCAAGTACTTATCGCCAGCATTACGTTGATCGAACTGGTGGCGGTAAAGAGCAAACTCTTGATAAGATCAAGCACAATCGTCGCGAAGGATTCTGTGCTGGTAATGTGACGAAGTATATTGATCGTTATGATACAAAAGGAACTCCACGAGCAGATCTCTTTAAAGTTCTTCACTATACTATTCTTCTGATCAACCATCTCGACCTTATTGAAAATAAGTGATTATGAAACTCTCTGATAAAACTCTGACTCTACTGAAAAACTTTTCTTCCATTAATCAATCTATTCTGTTTAAGGAAGGAAACAATCTTCGCACTATTTCTGTGATGAAAAACATCCTAGCAGAAGCAACAATTGAAGAAGAACTTCCAAAGGATTTTGGTATCTATGATTTGAACCAGTTTCTGAATGGTCTTAATCTGCATCAGAATGCTGAACTAGATTTTCAAAACGATGGTTATGTTGTAATCAAAGAAGGTAAGTCTCGTTCTAAGTATTTCTTTGCTGATCCTAATGTAATTATTACTCCACCCGAAAAGGATATTGTTCTGCCAAGCGAAGATGTTTGTTTCCTTCTTGATACCAAAGAACTTGATAAACTGCTTAAAGCTGCTTCTGTCTATCAACTTCCTGACTTGTCTGTGGTTGGTGAAGCAGGTGTGGTGAAACTGGTAGTTCGTGATAAGAAGAATGATACTTCTAATGACTTTTCCGTGATTGTTGGCGAAACTGATGAAGTATTCTCCTTTAACTTCAAGGTAGAGAATATCAAGATTCTTCCTGGTTCTTATGAGGTAGTTATCTCACGTAAACTTTTGTCGCGCTTCAAGAATACTGGATTTGATGTTAGTTATTGGATTGCATTAGAACCAGATAGTCAGTTTAGTTGATATGAAAGTATCTTATTATATAAATAATAATGTAATAAGATA